GAGGCCGAACAGATGTATGAACAATACATCTGGTTCTTGTGCCACGCCAAGCAAACGATGCAGGGTTTCCAGTCTGTGCAGTATCGCATGGTGAACCGCGTTGGTACTGCCCCAACTTCTCACGATTTAAAAGATCGGTGTGCTACTTTCCTACTCGCGGTCCAAATTAGGACCCGCGTTTGGTGTGCCGCGCCTGGAGCGCGGCGTCGCGCTCGGCTGCGCGCTTCAAGATGGCCTGGCTCTCCAACGAGAGGACATGAACGCCCTCCGGATGCTCGTAATACCAGTATGGATCGTCGAGCGCCGGTAAAGAGCGCATCGCATCGCTTAGATCGCGGTTCATGTTGCTCTCCTGTTGTTGGTAGCCCCGGCCGGTTACGATCCGACTTTCCACGCTTATCGGGCGTGTGCCTTAGCCACTAGACGACGGGGCCGTGAATGGTGCGTCTTCGGCGGATCGAACGCCGGACAACCGCGATGTCGACGCGGCGCTCTACCACTGAGCTAAAGACGCGAATTGGTACGCCGTGAGAATTTCGAAATCCCGACATCCTGCGTGTAAAACAGGCGCTCTTCCTCTGAGCTAACGGCGCGTGGTGCCCGTGGCAGGATTCGAACCCCGCACATCGACCTGTTTTGAGCAGGTAGCCTTTGCCTTTTGGCCACACGGGCGAATTGGTATGCGACCGGAGATTTGAACTCCGAACCTCCGGCTTCTGAAACCGGCGCCTCTACCAGTTGGGCTAGTCGCACATGGTGCTGCTTCGGGGGATCGAACCCCGGACTTCCTCTTTACCAAAGAGGCGGTCTACCACTGGCCTAAAGCAGCATGACGAGTAGGCGCGGACCGGCGCCTCGTTCTTTCCCTGAATGCGTCGGGACGCTCTGTCTTGAGCTACAGCCCCGAAGGGCCGACTGGATTCGACACCAGCATCTTCCCGATCTCTGCGAGACTACCTTCAGGCTCTCGATCTGGAGCCGGTTGCAGGAATCAAACCCGCGACATCCGCATTACAGGTGCGGCGTTCTACCACTGAACTAAACCGGCAATTAGTTGCCCCGACCACGCTCGGGGCCACACAGGGCCTTTGGAGCTGCCTCGGTGGCTCGAACACCGCGCCTGCCCCTTACGAAAGGGCCGCTCTACCCGATGAGCTAAGGCAGCAAAAATTGAAAAACGAAATGATCGAAGCTGGAGACCGGCCCGGGTGGACCACACAGTCATCGGACATGCTTATGCACAAGGCATGTCAGCAGGATAAATTCAGGCAGGGAGGGGTTTTGTCGGGTAGTTTCTCTCTGCCTTTACCGGCAGAGGGCGTACCCTTGGCCGGTTTAACTTGGTATTCTGCGCCCTTCAGGCTGCATATTAATCGCGCGCAGGCAAAAACTATCCGACCCCAAGAGCGGTCGGGCTGATTTCTGCGTATATGTGGCGGCGCGGAGCATGTGCTCTTCCCTTGATCCGATTATGAGCATGGGCTCAATTTTTGCCGTCGTCAAGATGAACGATTTTGGACAGAAAAAAAGGCCACCCCGAAGGGTGGCCAAGTCTTGGGAGAACCTTGGATGCTTAGCGCGCGCCGAAGTTATAGTTCAGCCGAACGGTAGCCATGTCGATGTCCTGGCTGATGGTCTCATGACGGCTCGGCACGCCGGCCGGGCTGTTGATCAGACCAGACCAAGCACCGGTACCGGCTGCGCCCGTATAAGCAAGCCCGACCTCACGGCTTCCCATGAAGAGATGGTTGTACTCCGCACCGACCGACCAGCCCGGCGCGAACATATAGTCGAGACCAGTGCCGACAACGCCGCCGAACCGAACTGCCGAGGCATGGTCAGTCGCCGTCAAGCCGAATGCTTGGTTCTCTTCTCCTGCCGGGACATTCAGAGAGAGAGCGCCGTCATACTGGTTGTTGGTGACCGCAGCGCCGCCTTTCACGTACCAGAGCAACGGCCCGAACGAGTAGCCGATCTGACCGGTGAACATGCCGATCGCGTCGACCTTGCTGGTGTTGGTCAGATTGATTGAGGCCGGCGTGATGGCCGCATTGATCTTGTTGAAGATGCTGCTCGTGTTACTGCCCTTCAAATTGGCCCAGTCGCCCTGTGCCTCGATGCCGAACACGAAACTGTTGACCATGTACCGGTAGCCGATCTGACCGCCGGCAACCGCGCCCGTGCCGTTGTTGCAGCCCTCGGACAGGGCCGGATTGAACGCACCGCTGACACCGATGAAGGCAGAACCACCGGGCACAGGGCCGCCATAAACCGGGACGTTGGCACCATTCAGGTCCCAGCAGTTATGGCTCTGACCGCCGCCGCCGTTGATACCGAGATAGAGCCCGGTCCAGTCGTAAATTGGCCGCGCGATGGCGGCCGGGGCCGCCTTGAACGCCATGTCTGCGGCAGCAGCCGGGGCGACGCCAAGAGCGGCAATGCAGGCCGCGAATATGTGCTTCTTCATGATCTAAAAACTCCGTTACTGGGTTCGAATGATTCGGAGGATAGACCAGACGCGCTCGAAGGCGCGTCTCCTAGAAGCCACACTTTGGCAAAAATGGACGCCAATTGTCTAATTTTGGACAGATATGGTCTGTTCAATTTTGGACTCGGCGCGGCGCCGATCGACTTCCTTGGTGCATCCCAACCCGCAACCGCCCGCGCAATCAGGATAGGACGGGCACTCGGCCCCGTAAAAGGCACCTTGCGCAGGAGCATCGGCAATCTTCTCCAGCCGGGCCGCAATCTCGATAAGGCTCTCGACCTTCACCCGAACCGCAGGAGGAAACCCATAACCTGCGCGGGCAAGCTGCCGCAGCGATGCGGCGATGTTGCGAAGGCTCTCGTTGTCGTCCATGTCAGTTCTCCCTGATGTTTGATTTTTGCGGATCGGCGCAGCGCCGGCACAACCAGACGACCTTGCGCTCGCTAAGAATGTGCATCTCGGTAAAGACCGAACCACATGGGCAGTTACGCGGCTGCATTCGCAAACGATGTAGCCGCGTGGCGATGACGGGCGGGCGTGCCCGCATTTTCTCATTATAGCAGCCCCTGCAGAGCTTCTGCTTCTTCATCAGCTCCAATGATCCACATACGCAGGGCATTCTCAGCCTACGACTGTTGCGGTCCTAGTCTCCACGCGGTCACGTTTCGCAATGCCTCAATTTCGAGTTTGGCTTCACGCAATAGCGCTGCTGTATCGTGATTTGCATCCGCACTATTCTCGTAATAGGCGGCGCGTTCTTCAAGACGTTCGACGAGATCGGGGCTTCTCCATGGATCAATCATTTGGTCATTCCCTCCCCAGCACCGGCCAGTTCCTGTTCGATAAGGATTGTCAAAACACCAAACGGAAGGCATCCATCAATTGTTCGCAAGGCGCCCAGCGCTCGACGGATTATCCTTGAGTGCTTCGTGATAGATTCGTCGCGCTTGCTCATTTGGTCATTCCCTCCCTAAATTGGGTTCAAAACAAGCTCAGGAAGCCGCCTGTAAAAGCGTTTTCGCAAAAGAAATAAAAGACGCAAACGCTCCACAGAAATAACTGAATCAGTGGGTGGGTCACTTGGTCATTCCTTCATCAAGGCTGCTGCTGCGTCCGCAGCATCGACCGCACCGCCATCGGCGCATACGGCCTGCCGCTCGGCGTCAGATGCCCCTCGTTTGCAAGTGCCGCCGATATCTCCCGCAAGGAAAGCGCCCGATGCGGCATCGCCTTCGTTCGCTCCGGGTGCGCTTGCACCGCAAACCACCGCGCCCGCTCAACCACCGCAGGCCGCATCTCCGCATAATTCTTCCGCCCGGAAACCTTCTTCCCGGTAACCATGCGCTTCCGATCCCGCGCACCCTTCAGCTTCGCAACCATGCTCGCCTTCTCAAACTCCGCAACCACGCCGAGTATCTGACGGAGCATCGTCGACGTCGGCCCATCGTCAAGGAACGTCGACGGGGAGTCGGCGGCGATCAACGCGATCCCCGCCTTCCTCAACATTTTAAACCCAATCTCCTGCACCATCAGATCCCGCGCAAAGCGGTTCGCCGTCTCAACAATAATCGTCCGAACGCCGTTCGCCTCAATCCGCGCCAGCATCGCAATAAACCCCTCCCGCGCATCAAGGCTGTCAGCGCCGCGCACCGCCGCGTCGTAATACCAGTCGTCCTCAGCGATGACATACCCGGCCTTCTCCGCATATGCGCTAATCGCCGCCCGCTGGCGCGGCTCGCTGTCCTTGCCCTCCCCAACATTCGTCGCGGAGCTTGTCCGCATGTAGCCAACCGCATGAATCATGACAGTTCCTCACATGCCGGCGATGCAGCGACGCCCGCCGCAGCCACCGCCTGGGCGCGAGTATCAAATCCAGAAAAAGGGATTGCACCGCCGACAATGACCTTCCCATTAACTGTAGGTAGCCAGCGCAACTCCATGTCGGGCGAAAACCGCCGCGATACCGCAGAGAACCTTTTAACTTCCAAATGTTTCATCCCAACCTCCTATTCCGATACACTACATGAAATAGGTCCGCCGGGAAACCGAAAGGTTCATCGCAATGTCTAGTTTTGGACAGTTGAAAAATCGGTCCCTCCAAAAATAGGGGGCCGCCCTAAAACAAAAACCGCCTCACTACATATACGCACAGCCCAACTGCCCAGAACATCCCAAGAAAAATGGCGTAGGAACCCATCCAAATGTCCAGGTCCGAAGGACGGTCAGGCAATATCCGTGACATCAAATAATCGAGAATGATCATGGGTCCCTTCACCAAAATTTCCCCAGGAAAATAACACCCCCCGGCCCAGACTGTACAATTTTGGACAGGCAAAGGAATATTCCCAGAAATATTTTTCGTAGCAAAAATAAGGGTCCCTTCGAGACAAGGGCCGGTCTATATTTATATGAACGCGGCCCATTAACGGCCCCCGCCCGGGTAGTACGGCTCCCCTTGGGGCGCGGCCAAGCGCCGCTCATGGCCGGCTAAGTCATTGATATTGCTAGCATCCGTGGCGCGCGTATCGGTATCTCCGGACAGCGATACACTCGTTGACTAACGGCCATACAGCGTTGACTACTGCAGCGTGCTATCAGCGTCGCGCGTCACCTCGTCGACCGCTTCAACTGGCTCGCTATCCTCTTGCTTGCCCAAGGCTTTAGCGAGCAACGCCGCAGTCTCGGCGCCGAGTTCAGTTGTCACCAAAGCAAGCACCTCGTCTGCGCTCTGCAGGCCTGCAAAGTCTCCCGGTGCGCCGCTCTCTTTCCTATCAACCAGTAGGCCGACGAGCTTTGCGCTCAACTGCGTCGCTTGTATCGCCGCGCCGGGCTGTCCCAGATCACGCGCTAACGCGCGGTCGTCTGCCAGGTCTTGGAGCAAACTATCGACTGTAACCCTGTTTCTGGCTGCCATTTGGTGCTTTAGCTCCCTGATCCGACCCTTGACCTTGCTATGTCTTGCCAGCCTGCATGCAGCGGCGTCTAGACCGCTGCGGGTCTTTGGTGTGTACCCTGCTTTGAGATAAGCCTTTGCCTTTACTCCGTGTTTCCAGAGCATGCGGGCAAAGCGTTCATGTCGCGGGTTATCGAGTGCTGGCATGCGGTGCAGGATACTCTGCGCTGCGCTTGTTCTGCAAGCTTTGAGAGTCGGTTCAGGGGGTGTTGAGCCGCGCGCGAGACGGCCTGATGTATAATACCTCTGTCAAGGGGGTTGTTAGAGCGTTGATATTGCATGGCTCTTAGGCGCGTCTGCTACGTTAAATGTAGCGAGGGCATCGGCATTGCTTTAAGCTTAAACTATTCTGGTTTGAACCAATCTCTGGGCGCACTCTCAATCTTTGCAATATCATTCTCTCTTTTGGCGATCTTTGGAATAATATTCACAGCTATTCTGATACGCTACGAATAGCGGCGTTGGCGCGTCGCGGTAACTGAGAGGGAAATCACATGATCCTAAAGCTAGAACTGATCGATTGGACAGAGCGTCATCCCAAAGAGGACGCGCGAACCATCGCGATACGGCAATCGACGTTCTGCCCATGCGGCAAGCCAAAGGCGATTGGCACGCTGCATTGCAACCCGGTTGAGAGGGCTTGATCATGATCACAGTTCAAATATCGATCCGCAACGTTTACGGCGAGGAAAAGGCGTATCCGGTTAACAACGCGGCGAAGTGCTTTGCCGATATCGCAGGGACCAAGACCTTGACGCGCGTCACGCTGCTTAACGTGCTGGCGATGGGCCTGGACGTTCAAGAGCTTGATCGTCATGGCAACGTGTCCCGCACCATCAAGGGCGGACCTGATCGCCGCTACTCTGACATGCCGCGCGTTGCCTGACCTTCCCATCATCGGCTTTACGGCGGGTGGTCGAAAGACCTTCCCGCCTTAAGGCAATAGAGACCGGTTGGCGCTGGTCTTTCAACTGATAGGGGCTACCGTGATAACCAAGACTGAATTACTTGCCGCCGTTGCCATCGTTGCCGGCTCCAATGCCGCGCTTTGGCTTCTGATCCTGTTTCTTTAACCTGACGGAGCGTTGGCGCGCTCCATAACTGAAAGGGAATACCATGACCAAAGAGCAAGTTATGCCGTACCTCGCGTATGCGGTCGACGACGCATTGAGCGAACGCAACATCGCGGACATGCCAGCCAATGCGCGTTTTGTTGGCTGGCAATGCGGCTTTGAACCGCTGTTCGTTGCGGTGTGGTCTTATCTCGACGTCCGCCTTGACGATGACGAAGCGGAAGAAATCGCGGCAGACTTTTTGAACGAAAAGAATTGGTTCCACGACATCAAGCCGGCCGATTATATCATCTAGGCCGAAAGGGGCGAAAGCCCCTCGCACCGTGATGCGGTGCCTGATGATGGCCATCGGCAATCTGCAACTGAGAGGGTTTCACAATGAATGCGAAATTGACGCAAGCGGACTTGGCGCAGTTTACCGGGACTGAAACGTGGTTTAGGCACGGCATTTGCCGCAACGTGCTTTACACCGACGGTGTGCAGTATCTCGCCGAGCACGGCGAATGTTATTGGCTGATCGATAAAATCGCCACGTTGCAATCAATCCCCCGGATCAAGTCAGAAGAGTTTCAAGTCTGGCGCTTGAAGGTCACGAACAACACAGCGACGCTTACCTGCGAGGATGGCAATGACAATGCCGTCTATTCCGAGCACATCACTTTCACGGATTTTCCCCTGGATGAGGTAGCCATCTGGTTTGAGAACGGCGTGATCTGTTTGCCGAGCGAACGTTAATCCAGCGTTGCAGCCCATGCCCCGACATCGCGCGGGGCATGATCGGCAACACTGCCGACCGGACCTTGGCGGGTCCGCTAACTGAAAGGGGATCAGATACCATGAATCCATATCGACTAAGCCAATTGGAGGCGGTTTTCGTCGCCATTGGCGTTTTCTTCATCATGATCATCATTGGGAGCGCGCTATGACGCATTACCATATCATCCTGTCGAATAGCGGCGGGGAATTGTCGCGCGATATGGCCGCGACCGAGGAAGAAGCGCGGGACGTCGCAATCCAGATACTGCAAGAATTGCCGTTTCTGGCCCATGGCGACACAATCCAGGTCGTCGAGGTCGACGGCTGAATAGGGAGAACCACCAATGAAGCGGCCCGGATATAGAGATGCCATTGAATGGCTGGCTGGAAATGACGATTGCTACTTCCTAGGCGATTATGATGCGCACGGACTCATGCTTTCCGTGGCGGCATCGCTCGTTCGCGATCTTTGGGACGTCACGGACGAACGCTTGGTCAAGGACATCAAGACCGCGCTGCGGCGCATCCACCCGAACCACGAAGCATTAAGGGGCTAAAAGCGACCCGGCCGAGATTGGCGTCCCGGCCGGGTCTATCACTGCAGGCGTCCCGGCGCCTGAAAGGGGAACACGCGGGAGGCGGGTGCGGTGATCTGTGCACCTTAAACCGACTGAAACATCTAGGCAAATTGCCCAAAAACCATCATCATTTGACTCGAAAGGGAGCAATCCATGGTTAAAATTGTCCACGATGTGGAACTCAATACCTGTCATGATATCCGGCATTGGCGCGCCTGCGACGCCTGCGGCGGTATTAGTGACGATCGGCGAATGATCGATGTCGCCAAATGCGGCGTTCAGAGCATGTATCACGACGTATGCGCCGTTTCCGCCTTTACGCAGGAGGAAATCCTGCGCCTTCCCTTGGAGGAATTGAACAAATTCACGCTTCACGCGACCGGAGTCGCGCTGATGAAAGCCATCATGAAGCAGGTGGATTGAGCCATGGCATATCGCGAGACCGAGAAGACGCGCGCCCAAGCTGAGGCAAAGCGCAATTTGATTGTCGCATCGGCAATTGATGTCATTGCCAAAGTTGGAATGGAGGGCTTTACAACCGACATGGTCGCCGCTCGCGCGGGCGTCGCGGCTGGATTGCTCTATAAATATTTCCCGGACAAGGCCGAATTGCTGGCGGCAGTCTTTGCGCATTTGCTGGCGCGCGATCTTGCCGCATTACGTGAACGGACGAGCGCCGAGAAAGACCCGTTGAACGCGCTCGCGGCGGCAATTGCGGTATTCTATACCAGATTAAACTGGCTGCACCTGGTTCGCGCGGCGATGGCCGCGCCGATCTATGAAAAGGGAATCCGCGACGAATTCGAGCGGCTGATCCGCGCTGCGGTCGATGCCAGCCCGAAAGAGGTTAAATGGGCCGCGCGCGTCACGGTGGGCGCGATCGTGGGCATGACCATGGCTCATGGCCGGGACGATGAACGGGCATCCATGGCCATCCTATTCGTTCTGCGGGGCATCGGCGTTCCGAACGCTACCGCGCGCAAGGTGGTGGCGCGGATGTACGGTTCTGCGATGGTGTCGGCATGAACCTTTCCGATGAACAATGGCTGGTGTTGGACTTGCTCATGCGGTCTCGCCAAAAGGGCGTCCATCGTTTGAACCGAATGGAAGTGCTGCATAGCCCCAACCTGCCACAAGGCGCGTCAATACGGCTTATTTGGGCAGCGTTGACCTTCCCGAAAGATTTGGTGACGTGGCACGGTCAGCACGATTTTTCAATTACTGATGCAGGCGCGCAGCTCTATAATCTGCGGTTTGGAAATGGATCGAACCCGACGCCGACAAAGATGGCCGACACGGTGATATGCTTGCCCGGCCCGGAACATGACGGGAAGACAAAATCATGAACTTTTCGACCGACGTTGCGATCGTGATTGTTGGCTGTTTTCTCGCGCTCGGATTGCTCTGGCTTGCGGCGTTCCTCTAGCTGGATTTCGCGGCGACCATATCATCGCGGCTCAATTCCCACGGCCAGAACATCGGCCAGGACGTCTCCGTGTCCCGCACCAGCATGTGGCCGGCTTTCTTCAATTCCTTATGGTGCGCGATCGTCTCCGGGCCGATTGCGCCCAACCGTAGCGCGAGATCGCGGGTGCACCGCAATTCCATAATCCGCTCCGCTTCATCCCCTTAAGTCCAGATAGGTTACCAGAGCGACGAATGCGAGCAAGACCAGCCCCAGCCCGACAGCCTGAAAAGTCGTGAGCTTTTCAAAAAGCAGAGTGGCCGGTATGTGGTTCATCAATGCATCCAGCGGTCGTACTCGGAACGCACCGGCTGCTCTTCCGTGCTGTCCCAGCTGTCACTGAGCGAATACCGGAGCATCATGCTGGCCTGATTCATCCTGTTGTAGCTATCGGTTTGCTCCTTGATACGTTTCCGCATTCTGAGGGCGCCTGTAACAGACCCGACGCCAGCAATGTTTGCGCCGGCAACAAACGAAAGCAGCATAATAGCCCAACGCTCGGTGGCGAGCATGGCCAGGCCAAATGCGATCCCAGCCATGGCGAGACTGCAAATCCTGATCAACTGGATGAGCACCGGGAATTTCATAACCATACCTCTACAATTTTCGGATCGTCATCAAGCGAGCGCGAAAGCTTCACAAGTCCCTGCCCCGCCAGGTTCGCGCGCAGCGCCTCCAGGTTCGCCGAGACCATCGCAACATTCGTCGGCTCTGTGTCGTGCCATAGGATCGCAACAAACTGGCCCGGGAACTCCGGCGGGCTGTCATAGATGGTCCAGATCGACAGGCCGTCGCTCATGCGTTGCTCGTTTCGTATCGCTTCGACCTCGCATTGTATTCAATTTCGCCAGGATGGTTCGCCATGAACAGCTTTAGATCGAGTGCCGCCTGCATCGACGAAAGGCCAAACTTCTTTTCAATGTGAAAACGGTTGATGAATCCGAACACGCGCAGCGTCTCCGCAATCCAGTCCTGTCGATGATTCCGGAACCATCGGTCGCTCATGCGGCTTGCCTGTTCGCGATTTGCAGAAGGCGCTCTTCGTCATATTCGAGGGCCAGCTTCTGCGCGAGGTGATGGTCATACAGCGGGATGCTGTCGCAATGGACGCAAAGGCGATGGCTGATCTTGCTGCCATTGAGGACGTCGATGTTGCCTGCATAGGTCTCCGTGCGGATGCGGTATCTCTGCTTGCTCTTGCCGCCTTGAACGATGAACCATTTGTGCTGTTCGAAGGTGGTGCGCTGGTCGGGCGTAAGGTGCTCAAGAAGCAGTTCGCGCGATCGGGCGAGCGCGGCCTTGGTTTCTCGGGCCCTCTGCTCCATAGCGATCTGCGCCTGGCGCACCCGCTCTTGCTCTCGCAGCCGCTCTTCTTCGGTTCGGACGCGATAAGCCACGGCGCGGCCTTGGGCCAAGTAGTAATATTGCGAATTGTCCACCCAGATATCCCCCGTCGCCGTGTCACAATATGCATTCGTCGATGCTGGCGACATTACCCATTGGGTTGCCGTCGTCTGGCTCATCATGGCCTGCTGATACAGGCCTGTCGCTATCTGTGTCTGGTAAAGCTGACTAAGGCCCTGCGCCGTCACGAAGGTCGGGACCGCCTGTATTGGGGCGGTCCCGTTTGTCTGGTTCTGCCAGAAGATCGGCATTAGCCGCCCCGCAGATGCGGGACCATCATGACCTTGCCCGCAACCGGATCGAACTCGGTAATGCGCTCGCCCTTCTCCTCAACGACGACACCGTTCTCGGAGACCACATTCATCCGGAAGGCCTGATATCCTCTCCGGATCAAGTCCCGGAATTCACGCCTGGCATCAGTGACCGACGTCGCGACGTCAGGGTCCCACGTCACCGTGGTATGGCCCGTAATATCCATCACCTGCATAGTTCCGTGCATTCTAGCCTCCTCTTTTGCGGCCAGCACCATGCCAGCCTCGCAACTCAAAAATAAAATGCTCCGCTGACAATGGCGGAGCCGCCGAACGCGATGCAATGAACCCACGGTCTCGCTCCGGGAACTGAAAGTTGCTTAATACTGCTGACGTCCTTAAGCCGGAATCTCTCAGTCCCGGAGCAAGCTCTCTAGTCGGCGGCAGCCTCGATGCCGGCGACGCTTTCGATCAGCGAGACAAATTGGCGCTGAACCTTCTGATCCGTGACCTTGGAATAGGCTCGCAACAGCCGCAGGCTGAATTTGCTGTCTAAGAACAGCAGACTGTCGACCTCCAACTCCTTGCCATTGGTGCCCTCGTAAAAGAACGTCACCGGGACCTGCAGAATGCTGGCGATGTGCTGAAGGCGGCCTGCGCCAACACGATTGACGCCTTTTTCGTATTTCTGGACCTGCTGAAAACTGACGCCCAGCGCTTTGCCCAACTCCGATTGCGACATATGCTGCTCGACCCGCCGCAGCCGAATGCGGTGGCCCATCGTTTCTTCTGCCTTGCCTGCAGTGCGCGGATTGCGCACTGTCTTCGATTTCTTTGCCATCAGCCCTGTTCCTCTCACTTCTTCTGTTGATTGCGCTCTTCGCGCTCACGCTTCTTGGCTAAAAATGCGCGGTAGCCCTTCCGCTCCTCCCGAGCCTTCGGGATTTCCTTTTCGTAATTTGGTTTCTGGTCGTCATCGCGGGTGAGGCCATATTTGTAGCCCATGCCGCCGGCAAGTTTCGCGAAGGTCGAATGGCGCGGGCTTCGCGTTGTTCCGTCGAACATGTTCTTGACGGTCGTTGTGGCGACACCGGCAACTGCCGCGAGATCATCTTCCTTGATGCGCTCTCTATTAAAGATCGAGTGGAAGCGATCGATCTCAGGGTCTCGCTCAATGTCATTGTACGAGCGCCTGAGCCAGAGCATGCCGACAGCTTTGGAATTATGCCCCATGCCGCCATGCCCGTTTGTTTTCGATTTCTTAGCCATTGATCGTCATCCCCGATGTTGCCGATCCATCCCCCGCAGGTGGCTCGATCGGCGATTGATGTTTGCCGCGTTTCACCGCGAATTTCTTCTTCGCGGTTGCCTTGATTACTTTTTTCATGACCAAGTACTCGCCAGGGCCTACCAGCCTGATCAGCTTCTCACCGACCATCTTGGTCATCAGCGGGCTGACGGATTTATCCGGGCGATTGTTGGCGCGGAATAAAACCCGCAGATCGGCGAGCTTGAACCGCACGCGGTTCTTGATGTGCCGCCAGATCAAATCCTTGTTGCTGATGTCGTAATGCGGGACCTTGTTGGCTGGCCGCGCTTTCTTTGTCGCTACTGGCGCCGCCGCCTTTGGCGGCGCTATCGCCTTGACGTCGGCGCTTTGATAGTTGCCGTCACCAAGTTTAGTCAGCAGGTTTTTGGCGACCATGTTCCTCACAGCAGCATCGACCGCACCACGCGACCGACCAGCTTGTTTGAAATGAGCAACGAGTTCGCTGATATGGAACGTCGGATGTTCCTGGACGTATTCAGCGATGGCCTCTGCCGCCGTGGTGTCGTGCTCCTTGCGGCCCCAGGCCTTGACGTCGGTGATCAGCTCATGGCCGATATTTTCGACCCCCATTTTGGTGAGTGTCGCAACTACAGAGCCCATCTGCTCCATGGTCGTCTCGACATAAATTCGAAATCTATCCCGTATTTCTGGTGGTTGTTTTGCCATAACTCCTCCAATGGCGTTGAGATCAGACCGAGCGTTTGCGCGGCCTTGCGGGTGGCGGCGGCGAAGCCGCCTCGGGTTTCTTCTGGAAGGTGACGGCGGTGCCGTCGATGATCGATCGATAGACGCCGCGCGCTAGATCGTACCGCTGCACCGGTATCCCGCCGACATGGCCGGCGAAAATCTCCTTGCCGAATGACAGCAGCGCCGACACGCCGTCCTTGGAGATCATGGTTAACTTCCCTGCGATGGTCTGGCCATCGCAGGTGATCAGTATGTCGTCCCCCTCCTCCAAGCTCATGCGCGCACCCGCGAATAGGTGACGATGGCCTTGTGGTGGCCGGGACTGGGTTCATCCCAGGTTACCTCGGGGACAATCGTGCCGAGCCAGGTTATCTCGCGGCGCAATATCTCGATATCGAACTTGGCGTCGCAATTGTCACCTGTCTCCTTTTGGACTCCCGTGATCAAGCAAAGGCCGCCGATTGGGTCCGATCGAATGCTGAAAAGGAAAGCCTCGATCGGCTGCCCTCGGGTCAAGCCCTCGTCGTCGCACCAGCCATAATCCCAGCTCTCGTCATGATCGGCGAGCCGGAAATGGTCTGTCCCGGCCGCAGCAACCAGATTGCGAGTGGTATCATAGCCTCCGTCGTATTCGACAGGCCTTACGATTCGGGCTTTCGGATCGATCAGAATCGCGCGGTATATTTTCCTGTAGACCATCGTCTGCCCCGTTAAAAGCTTAAGCGGTAAGGTTACATCTCGTGTCTAATTTTGGACATCTGGACTTTAATGTGTCCAAACTGCTAGAGCGTTTCTGCGACATTTGCAAGCTCTGCTATAATAACCTGAGCCGATACGCGCAAGATTTTTTCACCCCAAACGGGAGGAAGGGTGAACGTCATGGCGGGAGCGAAAGCAATGGATTTTCCACTATCCATGAAAAGCGAGTACGACCAGTGCGCGATACGCGGTTCGATCCGAGGGCATTTCTGTCGAGGCCCGGGGAAGGCAAAACCATCACAAAATTCAAGACCGGCGAGATCATCTACAAGCAGGGCGAGCCTGCGACCATGGTGCACTATCTGCAAACCGGCCGAGTCAAGGTCACTGTTACTTCCGATCAGGGCAAAGAGGCCGTGGCCGGCAAGGAAGTCGTCGTCGGCATCTTGGACCCAGGCCAGTTTTTCGGCGAGACCACTTTGGAAGGCGGCACACACACCAGGCTGACAACGACGGTTGCCCTGATGCCCAGCGTGATCACAACAATCACGAGAGACACGATGATGGAATTCCTGATGCGCGAACCGACTTTCTTGCAATTGTTTATTGACTACATGTCGCATCGCAATCGCCGCATCGAAGCCGACCTGATGGACCAGCTTTTCAATTCGAGGGAAAAGCGGCTGGCGCGGCTGTTGCTACTGCTGGCAAATTCAGGCGCGGACAACAAGCGCGTGATCCCGAGCCATATCTCCCAGGAGATGCTGGCCGAAATGATCGGCACCACACGACAATACGTCAATCACTTCATGAACAAGTTTCGGAAGCTCGGCATGATCAAGTACAATGGCGAGATCGAGGTAAACACCGCGCTGCTCAATGCCGTGCTGCATGAGAGGCAGGAAGACACACAATAGAAAAGGGCCGCCGACGTTGCCGCTCGTCGACGACCCCCTCCCCGAGAGACCTGCAGGTCAGAGCTACAGGGCTGGGCATAGCCTCCTGCACAGCCTCTCGTTTCGGCGAATTCAGCCAGTCCAAGATTTCGAGTCGACCACGATCTGCGGAACGCGGCCAGCGATCTTCTCGATTCGATCCGCCATGTCCTGGTTGGTGACTTCACCGCCGCAGTCGCATGAGAACGCATGCAGGTCATCGCGGCTCAATTCGAAGAACCGCTTTGCATCGCCGAGCGTTTCCCCGACATAACCGGCGGCGCGCAGGTCAGGATCATTCTTCGCAAGATGGAACACCGAGCCTGTGGTGCCCATCTGGTCATACGCTTCGTCGGGATAATGTTCGAGCTGGTGATATATCCTGGTCGGGTAACTTGTCCTGGCAATGTCAGCCAAGCGCTGCAGCTTTGCTTGCCGGGTCATCGGCTCGACGATCGGGATCGGCATCGACAGGTTGGCAACTTCGTCGGCCGACAACTGCTTATTCATAGCGGGCTCCTCCGTCTTTTGGGTGATAGCAACGCTGTGAAACATCCATCCGCAAAATACTGCTGTCAATTGGGCGTGAAACTAAATTTGGTTTCGTGGTGTACAAAATTAGACTCTTGAATCGGCAACGATTTTAGCCAGGGCGATGCAAAGCATGTCGCGCACCCATTCGGCCTCTTCCCTGGTTTCGCAGCCATATGGCGTCACCTGAAACCTTTGGTTGGTGACCTTGAGATACACCCTATGCGCATCGGGACAGTCCTCCATGACGACGGGCTGAATCTCCACGTACTTTTCCATCTCCGGATTTCTCCGTGTCAGGTGTTCGGTCATTTGATTTTTATCGTCATCGGCCATGGCCGGGGATCGTATCCCCAGCCGCCGGAGAATGCTTGTCCAAAATAGGACTCAGTCGGCTTTTTTTATATTCTCGCGCTCAAGGATTTTGACGGGAATTCCGAGGGCTTTCGCAAGGACGTGGATGTTTTTCTCGGAAACGTAGCGATCCTTTTCCCATTGATAGACGCGACTTCGCGAGACGTTGCACCGCTTGCCAACGTCCTCGGCCTTTAATTTTTTCCTGATGCGAGCGGCCTTGAGAACTTTTCCGATGTGTCGCCGGGGTGCCAATTTGTTCCTCTTTGGGTTGGTGAATGCTGAATTTTGCTGCATGCGGGACAACTTGTATACACACGAGAGGTTGGCGCTCGGTGAGGATGCAAGTCTAAATTTAGATAGGTACTAGGCTGCGGCACGCCAGCGGCCCAATAAGATCAGCCCATTTCGTTGCTGCGATAGCGCCAAACCGGAGAAACCTTGGTTGCCGATATCGGGGCGGGTAATCCCTTCTTCTGCAAGGATTTCTTCATTGGAACGCGTTGTCGGGAAGAGACGGATGCCCATGATTGCCGAGAGCCTGCCATAGGTGCTGAACCTGTAAGGCGCACGGTAGGCCGTAGGCCAGACAACGACATGATCGACCAGCGTGCGGAATGCAACGCGGTTCTCTGACTTGTCCGGATCGATCATCAGCGCGTGATGCATGCTCTCGACTGTCTGTCGATAGTTGGTGACGACGTCTGGGTGCAGCGTGATGACATTGGTTGCCGCATTGACATGACGCAGGCGCTCTTCGAGTCCAAGTCGTTCGGTTTCCTTGGCCTTGAGCGCATCCATCAGAGCGGGCACTGAATCGTCGCTGTCGGAGATCGCAAGCACGATCCGGTCTCTCTGGACGATGACCTTGTTGTATTGCTTTTCGACGGCCAGTCGCTCATTGCTGGACTCTTTCTGGATTCGTGCATATTCGAGCGCCGCTGTTTTTGCCCGCTCCTTGATGAATTCGAGATCAGGCAGGCTATCACGCATATCGTCGAGAACGTCCTCTTTCAGACGATCAATATTGTAGCTTTTGCGGTGATGACAAGCCGATCGCATGTGCGCCGCTGCGCAGGTGACGAATTGCGACCCTCGCGCCTTGTTGGTGATGATCATCTTGCCCATGCATTGACCGCAGCGCAGCAGCCCAGAAAGCAGGTGCTGATCGCGCGCGACGACGGCGCGCGCCTTCATCCCGCCCGGCCCGAACTTCGCCACCGAGCGGCCTTCGCGGATCGCCTGCGCCGCATCCCATAGCTTCTGGTCGATGATGCGCAGGTGGGGCACCGGGGTAACGATGCGCTGCTCAATCGGAGTCCTCCGGATGCTCGCAGCACCCGTGTCTGGGTCCTTGACGGTATGGTTCTTGTTCCACACAATCTCGCCAATATAGAGCCGGTTGCCGATCAGACCGTTCTTTTCGCCGCCACCGACGAAGGTCTGGTGATTCCAGTTTGTGCCGCCAGTCGGCGTCGGTATGCCATCGCGGGTAAGCCCGGCGGCGATCTCTCGCGGCGAGATACCGTAGGCGTATTCGGTGAAAATCCGCCGGATAATTTTGGCATGCTCTTGGTTGATGACACGTTCGCCAGGGTTACCGGGCACGCGATCATATCCATAGGTCACCGCACCCGGAAATTTACCGGCGCGTACCCGACCGTTATGTCCGCGCTTCACCTGTGACGCGAGAGTCTTGAGATATTCAGAACCGAGCAACCCGCGCAGGCTGACCTTCATGTTATCGGCGGCACCATCAGCAACCGAGTAGAGCGCTACCTCGGCGAATTTCATTCGCTTGAACAGTCCGGCCAAATCCTCGGTATCGCGCGATAGGCGCTCAAAATTCTCTACGATGATGACGTCGAACTTGCGCTCTTTAGCGGCAAGCATCAGATCAATGACACCGTCTCGGCCGAATAGGCTTGCTCCGGATTTTGCCCGATCCGAAAACCGGTGCGTGACCACGAACCCCTCGCGCACTGCATAGGTTTCGCAAACCGCGAATTGATCATCGACGCTTCGGTCCTTTTGCAGGTCGGAGCTGAACCTGGCGTAGAGTGCTGCTGTCTTCGGTTTCATGGCTGGCGTGCCCTCTCTCTCGCTCAAACCGTTCCCGAGCATCCTGTCGACCAAGCGCCCTTGCCAATTCGAGCCATTGCTCATGATGCAATGGGTGCTTCAAATTTCGGGGGTCGTTCGGATCAAGTGGAACAGCAATCCCCTTTTGTCGCCGGATTCGGGTACGCACTGCAATGCCTTATATTGAGAGAGTTAAAGGGAGTCTAATTTTGGACGCCGACTGCGGTCGAATATTACCTCGGCCAGCGCGATCGACAGGAAGACGACCAGGACCACGGCGACGACGTCGCGCGGGGTGACCATCGGATCAGGCTTGTGCACGGCAACATGCTTCGGTCCTGGCCCGACTTGAACAATGTCGGGCCAGCGAGCGGACCAAGGTGTCGCCGGCTCTGGCTCCGGGACTGCAAGCACCAATTTCCGCTGGTCAACCTCCGGAATCGGCGTGACGGCGCGTGACGCGGCGTGACGATCGTGCATATCGTCACGTGACGGTGCGTGACGCGTCACGTGACGCGAACGCGGAGATGTCGCGTCCCAGCAATGGCTTACGCCATGCCAGTAGATATGCGATGTCTCGAAGGCGTGACGCGCTTCGGCCTTGCTCATGCATGATGGCGCCGAGTGCGCTCGGCATGTGAGTTCGAGTAGGGTTAAAAGCCCAGCCGCGCAAAACACCCCGCCCGCAATTATTGCTATGCCGATGGTAATAATGATTGCGATCTTGCGAAGCATTGCGCCAACTCCTCCATGGCTTCAGGCCCCTCCTTCATCGCCTCTGCTTCGAGAAGCGGCAGGCCGGACGAGATCGACGCCATCACCTCCTCGCGGGTAGCGGTCCGGCCCTCTGAAAACCAGAGCACCCGCTCCGGGTCGCCGATCCGGAACGGCACGCCATTACCGACCCGCCAGGGGCTATACGACTTCGTGACCCAGAGGGCGGCAACGCCAGGGTTGCGCTTGATCATGGTGCCGGCCGGTTCTTTGGCTTGCCCCGGCATGTCCTTCTCGTTGCGCCGCATCGCCGGCTTGGTCAGGAACGGACAGGCCCGCGCCGCATAGTCGGCGCATTCGAGATGGGACGGCGGTTCGGCGCTGACGCGGTTGACTGTGCACATCGGGCCGATGACGAACACCTGGTACTGGCCGAGCGGCTGGCCGCAGAGCCAACACAACTTTCGCTTAACCGCGCCATCGACCTTGCCGGGGCCGATGACCCGAAAGTCCCAGTTGCCGTTGACCATGGCTACAAACCACGGAACAGGGAAACCCTTGCTGGAGATCGGCAGGCGCTTCATGCGCTCCGGAATCGGGATGCCGAGGATCGAGACGTTCAATGTCTTCATCGATTGGCCCCATGCGACCGGACCCCATAGACGACGTGCGGCTTGGCGCGCGGGTTTGTAACCTTCTTCTTCAGTGTGGGGCTGCCTTGCGCCTTTCCGGTGGCTCTCTTGGTCGGCTGCATTGGTGTCAGCGTGTATTCACCCGGCTGAAACATGGCACCGCGATCAAACGAAATGATCTCTCCGCGCAACGATTCTGGCGTATGATAGCGAACCCACTTCTTGCCAATCTTCAGATAGGTGCGGCCAATATGAACCCGCGCCTCGGTGCAGTCTTTCTCACGCAAGAGAGCTTGCGCCGCCGCGCATTTCGCGGGGTCCTTGGTATTGCCTTTCTCAACGTCGCTTTCGGTTATCGTTATCGTGCGCTTCTTCGGTGCATCAACGACCGGGAGGCCAGCGATTCTCATTTCACGTCTCCTTTGATCCGGCGATATTCGCCTTCAGGGTGTTGCAGGTCTCTCGGACCTGTTCGTTCATCAGCGAGCAGCGCTGAATCTCTTCGAACACGCGTTTGCCTTCCTCGCGGAAGAACGCCGCCGTTTCCTTGATCTCGGCAGCCGTCTTGAGTACGGCGGCGACCATGGTCTCGCACCGCTTGGCGGCATCGGTCAGCTCGCAAAACATCGCCTCAACCTCTTTCGCCGCTGCTTCATAGTCGCGGACCATGGCCTCGGCGGAGAGCCTGCCGACGTCGTTGACACCATCGGCATGCTCGACGTAGTCCGGCATTGGCACCAGCGGCGAGCGCACGGCCGGCGGCGCGTAGTCGACGGGAAGCTGTTGGCGTAGCGGCGGAGACCTGCGCAGCTCGGTCGCGATGTCGTTTTCGACATCGGATAAGCTGAATGGTCTTGCAGAATTTTCCATCGTCAGGGACTCCGTTGGGTACAACATGAATTTGCTCATGGCTTCCTCTGCATCCAGTCGTGCGCGACAGTCGACGTATAGGTCACCCGGAAATCGATGAATTCGCCGCGCCAGTCACGGTCATTCTTGAAGACATCAATGGCGAGCACGCGCCGTCCCATCCGATCTGCAGAACCGCGCGCCAGTTCTGTGATCGCCTTGGCGCTCTCGCCGCCGAACCAGGATGGATAAATCCTGTAGGTGCAACTCATCGTGTTCACCCGCATGATCTCTCCTTCCAATCGTATTCCGGCCAGTAGGCGCCGGCGTAGGGAATGAGGTAGCGCTTGCGCTTCGCGACCTGGACCTTCGGCGGACGCAGTTTGACGCTCGGTTCCCTCTTGGTGCGCCCCAGGTAGAAAACGATCGTGCTGCGATCCTTGTTCAGCATCATGCCAATGCGGCTCGGGCTGTAGCCCCGAGCCGAAAGCTCGTGCGCGATCTCGATGCGAGCACGGACCACACGGTCGCTGCGGCATTGGCTGGTGACTTCCGTAGAACCAATGCCGTGCTTCAGAGAGGTCTCGCGGATGATCTGGCTCGGGGTCATGACTGGCTCGCCCATAGTTCGCGTCGCGATGACGGCAGACCGAGCTTGACGACGCGGCGGCGCAAGACCCATGGGTGATGACCTAGCCGTTTCGCCAGTTCAGCGTCTGTTAGTCGTGACGGCCATAACCGCTTCAGTTCGGCGTCGTTGATCTTCTTCTTCGAAAAATGCCGCTTGATTTTCGTCATCGCCGTTCAGGTTGAGGCTTTCGGAATCAGCTTTTCGATATTCGCCATCGGCTGCGCCGCGATGATGGTTCTCGGCGGCTCTGGCTTCACGGTCGCCTGCTGCCTGATGACGTTGAGCACCGTGCGGTTGGTCGTAACGCTGTGCTGGTCGGATTTTGAAAGATTGTCATAACTGATCGTTCCGAGGTCCTTGATCTCGCGGCCAGCGCCACGGAAGACGCGCTTCTTGAACGCCTCCGGCTTCTTGACCTTGTCGGCGTCGGTCAGCCGGCGAAGTCCCTCGCCCCTGATAACCCCGAACAGCACCCCGTTTTCAGCGCGCAGCGCGCGCCTCGCCGACGGCAGCACCTGCTTGGCGCGGAGCAAGGTGAGACCGGCGTGCTTGGCCATATCCTTGTATGAAATCTCGTTATTGCAGCCGCGCAATGCAACGATGACGGCGTCGGTGTCGGCCGATCGTTCGAAGGTCATTGGCATTGAGTGCTCCTGGTGTTGTGTTGTGAAGTGCCGTCGTGTGAAGTGACATGGTATGCAGTGGCGTGCAGTGCAGTGCAGTGTTACGAAGTGTCGTGCCGTGTAGTGCAATGTCGTGTCGTGAAGTGGCATACCGCGTCGTGATGTGAGGTGAAGTGTAGTGTTGTGCCATGCTGTGTTGTGTCGTGCAGTGCAGCTAAACCACGATCTTCTCGAACTTGATCTTGACGATTTCGAATCTGCCGTTGAGCCCGCCCTTCTCCGGCCGGAACTGGCCGACGCCGATCGAGCGCCCGGCCGTTACCAAGACCTTCTGGAAAATGTCCTGTTTGATCTTCTCCTCCATGATCAGGAAGCTGGTGTCGCCACTCCAATCTGGTACCTGCGGGAAGATGCGCGGCACACGCTTGCCAGACCCGCGAACGCCATCGACATTCGCGCTGATCGTGATGAACGGCATCTTGTCCTTGTGGATGCCGATCGACAGGTTGTTCTCGCAGATCACATCCGAGACAAAATACTTGGTTAGGTTGGCGCGCTTGTTGTCTGGGTCCGGGATCGCCAGCCGCTTCGCGGCGCTGTCCATCGCCTGCTTGAACGCCATCGCGGGGATGTAGACGATGCCCTTGTCGTCGTAGTTGCATTTCTCCCTCCATGTGCGGCGGTCCAGCTCTTCATGAGACTCGCCGTCTAGAAACTCAGTGTAGTGCTGCTTCGACTGCGAGAGCGGCGCGACGCCGCGAAGGGTGACGATGGCTCGGTACATTTATGATCTCCGGTGACATGGTGTGCAGTGCGGTGGTGTGAGGTGAAGTGTTATGAAGTGCCGTGTAGTGCGGTGCGGTGACATGGAGTGCCATGTGGTGTCGTGTCATGCGGTGTAGTGTCGTGCCATGAAGCGTGGTGTGATGGCGTGGCGTGTTGTGTGGTGATATGAGGTGGCATGTGGTGATATGAAGTGATATGCCGTGTTATGCCGGGCCGTGCCGTGATGGGTTGTGCGGTGTTGTGAAGCGAGGTGCTGTGTCATGCGGTGTTGTGATGTGGCTTGTCATGCGGTGTCATGAGGTGGTGTGGCGTGACGTGCGGTGTTGTGCAGTGACGTGCAGTGTGGTGAGGTGCAGTGGCGCTATCTCGTTTCGAATCCGCCGCCAACTTTCCGTTTGTACCGGCTGTTGCGTGAGCCCGGCATTGGTGGTCCTTTTCGTTTTCGCAGTCCGAGATGCTTGCTGCGCACCCGGGCATTTTTCGATTTCTCCGCAACGTCGGCGGCGGTCTTGGTCTTGTCGCAGGCCTCATGGATCGGTCCCAAGTTGGATTCACGGTTCGCTCCTCCGTTGACGAGCGCCTGGCGGTGATCGCATACCCATCGGCGACCGGCTGCGATCTTGGCCCCGCATTCGCAGCAGATGCCGCCGAACCTGTCGAACACCCGGAGCCGCACCCTCGGCGGTACCGGCTCATCATCGTTCTTGCCGATCCACTCTTCGACTTTGCGGCTCATTCAACTCGCTCTCATAGTCGCGGTCGGCGCGCTTCGCGACCATCAGCGCGCCGACGACGATGGCGCTGACGGTACCGCTGACAATTGCGCCGACAATAAATCCAATCAAAAATTCCATGGTGCCCTCATGAAACCCGCCAGCAGCGATAGGTCTTGGGGTTGGCGCTCGGGTCGGCGATGCGGATAGAGAATTTTTTCGGCGCATGGCGGATACCATAATAAGATGCGGCGGCGCGCACCCTTTCCCGCTCAAGCAGATCGCCTTTAAGTAAGGCGAACGAATCCCCCACTTCCATTTCAAGGAATGGGTAGATTGCCCACATCGCCTGCCGACGCGGCAACGCGACATCCTTCTGCACTTGGTAAGCGCTGTTCTTCTGCCGCGCGACATTCTTGTCCACGGTAATAGGCTGGCGCGTCATGCGCTGTTCCCCTGGTCTACGGTGATTTCTTCCTTGAGAGGTACCGCGCCGCCCGCCACCACTGCGAGGGTTTCGGACGGCGCGGCCTCAGACCCGGCCGTGGGAGTAAGCGCGGCCGAGTCATCCTTTTGCGTCTCGCGCTCGACATGCGCGGCGTCGAACCCGCGCGATGACGCAATTCGTTTTTGTCCCTTCAGGCGCTGCGCGAGCGTGCCGCGCCCCGGCGTGACGTCCTTCGGCTCGACGGGTTCGAACTCGTCGATATCGTAAACGCCGGCCAGGACCTCGGGGAAATGCCGCCGGCAGAACCCGCGCGCGCCGTAGTACCAAAGCGCCTGCTTGGCGTCGGTATCGTAGAGCGGCGAGCCCTTGACCTTGCCGTACTCGTTGCGACCCTTGACCGCGATCAGCTCTTTCAGCGTCGGGGTTTCGTAGTCCAGCGGCTCGGTCTGGCCCTTCGGCAAGCCATAGACCGTCGCCTTCATGGCGTCGCCTTCGCCGGAATAGACGGCCCAGAGCTTCTTCTGCAGCGGCGCGCGCGCGTTGATAACTGCAACGACGAGCTGCGCCATAAAGGCGATCTTCTCCTCGCCGTTCTTCGGGTTCTTGACGAGATAGCTCTGCTCGGCGACAAAGAACGGGTCCATGCCCCAGCGCACCGCGCGCACCACGCAGGCGTAGCAGATGCCTGGTTGGCCTTGCATGAACTGCGGGACCGCCGGGCCGGAGATCGACATCAGTTTTGCCACCTCCATCGCGTCGATCAGGCGCTTGATCGCGATGCCGGAACCTTCATCGTTCAGTTCGATGCCGCCCGTGACGACCTTGTCGATCCGCTCTTCGATTTTATTGACGTCAAACGCCATCAATTTTGCCCCTTCGGTTTTTTCAGGACCACTTTGAGGCCAAGTTCAAGCAGGTAGCGCAATGCCGCTGCCCGAGATGGGATAATTTCCATCGTCGATCGCCATACATCCACGCGATCGGCCAGTTCACGTTTCGCCGGGACATGAAGAATAATATCCTCAGAGTGCTTATCCATCACGCCGCCTCCAGTTCGCGCAGCCGCAGATCAATGAATTCCTGTTCCGATGCCGGCATTGAGAAGAACTCTGCATCGTGCTTGCCAGGCCCGGGCCAAGCGCCGCTGTCGATGCACTTCTTGAGCCGCCGCATCATGGCAATGTTCTGCAACCTGCCACGACCGAGGTCGTCATCCGTCAACTCGACGATGCGGGTGCAGAACGGCGATTTCTTTTCGATGAAGATCAGCACAAAGCCATCGAACGGCAGCCCGAGCAGTTCGCATACCTGCCAAATGACGGCGCCTTGCTGATGATATCCGTAGTCCCGCAGCGTCCGCTTCAGATCGATATCGAGTACGCTCGGCGTCGTCTTCAGATCGGCGAACATGCCGTCCGACGACGGCATCACGTCCGGCCGCGCCCGAAGCCAGATGCCGGTGTCCGGGTCCTGCGCGATCAGGGTTTGCTCAACCGCGCCCTGCAGCAGATCGACCGCCAGCGGTTCCTCGGCGAGACTCCGCGCCATGCCTCGGATGGTTTTGATATCGTTCGGCGTCAGCACGGTGCGGCCGAGCTGCGCCTGCTGTTTCACGAATGCCTTGCATTCCGTCCGATTGCCATGCCAGTCTAGCCCGGCAATCTTCGCGGGCCGTTCGATGAACTGCAGCGAGAAATCATCCTCGCCGAGGAAGAGATGATGCGCGGCGCGGCCGAGCAAGAACGCCTGGCTTTCCTCCTCGGCGATCTCGTCGCGGTTCGGATTACCCGGCCATTTCGCGTAAAAATGCTTCGGCGATTTGGACCAAAGCAACCGCAACCCGCTCGACGAGATCGACGGCCCGACGGTGATTTTTGATGAGTGGTAGGTGGATAGCGGGACGCGATCATACCAGCCGTCAGCCGTGATCGGTCTGCCGTCCCATCGGATGGGCGCAGTCATTCTTGGTACTCAAACTTTCTGTGCAAAACCTAAAACGCACCGTTGCCTATTGCCAGCAATGCTGAAAGTGCAAAATTGGACTCTTGGGCGATTTATTTTTCAGCGGCGTTGATAGGCTCGGCCAAGTATTCTTGGACAAGTTGTGTTTGTAGCGAGAGAACCGCTTTTTGATCGTCAGGTCCGCGCGTTCGCGCGCGATGCAGCAGAGCCAAGGCAAGTTCTCTGGCAATAGCGGCAATGGATTGGTCGCTCATGCGGGACTCCGACATCGGTGTTTTGGAAATTGTCGGAAATATTTTGCCGCCAAAACCGGCGAGGTGTCTCGCGGTTTATTTTGCCGTTACAGGCGCGATAGCGCCGTATGCAAGCCGCGTTAGATTCCCCGGATACAGAACGGGGCCTATCGGCCCTTCTGGAAGATAAGAATCTTACTATAGCCGCGTGGGGTGCATTTCCCGTGCCAGACATTTCCGTTAGCCGAAAAACTTTCTTTGTAACAGCCGCTAACGCAACGCCGCTAACAAAACCGAAATCCACACCCGCGAATAGTTGGATGCCATTGATCGGAAAAGATATTCGGCCGGTTTTTCTCGAAACTCGCACCTCAAGAATGTTGACGGTGCCGATCGCGCTTCGATAGCCATGACGCTCCCGATCATGAGGAAAGGTTGAGATGGCATCGAACGGAGAAGCCAAACGCGGTCGTCCGTTGACCAAGGAACGCGACGCGACAATGCGGTACATCGCCCGCAAAACCCTCTGGAATGCGGTTGCCCTGCAATGCGGGATCACACCTGGAGCCGTGCGGCTTTGGGTCCGCGTGCCGCAGCAACGGGTCCGTGATGTCGAGCGCGCCATCGGTCGACCTCGCAGCCTGATCCGTCCGGATATCTATCGACGAAACCCCAACAACAGCAGCGCGAGGAGCGCGTAACCCATGGCCAAGCAG